ATTCTTGGTTCCCAAGATTCTATGGAATTTGCTATAAGTCTTTTAGTCTCAGCTACTAACGCTGCATCATTAGGTGAAAACAATAACTTTCTTAAAGGAGTTCCATAACTTGGCAGCATTACTCTTTCTTTTGGATTAGTGAGTAATAATTGGATTAAATCAGATTTTAAAGTGGCTATTCCTTCTTGTGAAAATAAATATCCTAACGGACTTTTACTTATTGGATAAGGAATACCTTTTAATACGAAACTCATACTATTATGTAGTAATTAAATATATTTTTAAACAACTAGATTGTTATTATTGTTGTTATTGTTGTTGTTATTGTTATTTTCATCAGAAACTGGATTAATTGCTGCTATTGATACAACTTTGGCATCGTCACTACAAGAACCAAATATTCTATCTGAAATTCTTAATTTTCCATCTTTGTAAACAATTACAGGAGCAATACAGAAAGTATCTTCTTTTGTAGATTTAGTTTTACAATCTCCAAGTCCTGCAAGTAAGTAAATCCTTTTCTTTGATGCATTGAAAAAATATTCATTTACACGATAATCATAATTGTCAGTTATGGATACTCTATCTTTTGTAACTAAACTTAATTTATCTGCTGGATTATTTTTAGAATTACCTACAATTTCATAAGTGCTATCATAACTGTATTGTAAATAATTTCCTCCAGCCCTTAAATAAACATAACCTCTTCCAATAGGCCTTTCTTGCATTTCTAAAACATGAGAACCACGCTCCTTGTTATCTTTTTGTGGTGCAGTTAACCTTAAAAATTGACTAGCTGTTTTTTCTTGATCGTTTCTGTCGCTCATGTAAAGTTCAAGGCCATAACCACTTCTTAATTGAATATAGGCATTTGTTGCATTGCTTACAGGAAAATTATTCTCAGTCCTACATTCCATGCTTTTTTGGAAAACACCTTCATCAATCATTTTAAATACATGATTACTAGTAGAATTCATGGTTATTCCACGATTTGAACCACCAGTACCAGGGCATTCAGATAAAGTTTCATCACATAAAAATATTTCATTGTTTAATGCAGATTTTATCCTTATTCCGTTATCAGCAGATCTTACTTTAGATGGTTGTTCATAATCAATCATTGAAATTGAATGACCTGTACAACTCTTCCAGTATGTTCTTCCTAAATACTTATCATTACATCCAAAATCAAAAGATTCTAAAGACCTTTGCCACTCAGGTGTTCCTCTAGGCTCTTCAACGCTATCATCCATAACAAAAGTATGACCAGATATAGAAAGAAGTTGTATTCCTGTTTGGGGAAGATCACATTTGTTGTTCTGAGGTGTCTGTGGCCCTTTTATTGGCCTACATTCATTTGCTGATTTAAAAAAAGGATTTGTTCCTTTTTGAGTATTTGCGTAAATAGTTCCTTCTGGAGTATCGGGATGACCACCAATTACATTTTCAGACTGCTTGCCACAACTTACTGGATTAGGGAAACCTTCTGGAGTTTCTTTTGAAAATGGTAAACCAGGTTCTATAATATCAGTTATGTAATCAAATCCTTTTGGTTCTTGGAAAATAGTATCACTTTGTGGTGATAAATCAGTAACATCTTCATTGATGTTTGGTTCTTTCGCATCAACATAACAATTTGTACTACCATCTCTGGTTCCATCTCCACATTGAGGATGTGCCCATTGACCAGCGTAGTGTAAATGATCATCTTTAAAAATCATCCAATTACCACACCCAGATAAAAGCTCCATCCTTTTCCACTTCCTATTGCATTTACCATCACCATCAACCATTTTAAGCATGTGTTTTTCAGGAGTTTTAAAACCATAAATATTTGGAAAAGTAGCTCTTTTTAATGCATCTAAATTATTATCTATATCTGTAATTGATGTAATGTCATATCCATTATAACTTTCAGTATTCCAAGGAGGTAAAACTTGCGAGCCATTGTTAGGGCCAACTAAATAATTATTTCTTTTTCTTTCATATAAAACATCGTATTCTTCAACTGGTATACCCCAAGCATGGCTTCCATCAGCACCTCTATCTCTTGTCCATGTTGTTCCAATATAATAAGCAGATTCTTTATTTCCATGTTCAAAAACTAAACAAACTGTTGATCCTGCTGGAGGAACCCATGATGATCCAGAATCATCAAATCCTCCAAATGTACTAATTGGAAATGCCCATGGTAAAGCAGTTACTTCTATCGATTGATTATTTGCATTTCTTGGATTAACTAAAACTGGATTAAAATATCTTACTCTATTTTGTTTATAAATATCAAATGTATCTATTACAAGAGCAGTGTACATCCCAGTTATTTGCGTGTCTTGTTTTACAGTATTAGTAGATTTGTTTAAGAATGTTTGAGGTATTTTGTTTACAGCTAAGCTTAATTCATTAATGTACTTTTCTAAAGCTTTTAATTTGCTATCTAGGCTATTAATTTTATTGATCATTTAAATACCTTGTTGTCAAAACTTCATAATGTTTATGCTGTATAATTCTAATGTAGTAGTGTAAGATCCAGAATTGATTGTAGACCTGCAAGATTTTACTTGATAAACTTGAGATAATTCTTTATTACAAGCACTAACAGCTAAAGATTCACATACACCATTATTTGTTGTTACTTTTACACAATATGGATCAATAAAAATAATTTTTATATATGGAGTCTTAAGCCAATTAACAGTATTGGCCCAATAAGGGTCACCATGAATTTCAAGGTCTGCTTTAATTGGCCCAACGATTGGTAAATTGTCTAAATCAACACCAGCTATTAAGTTTGCTTGTAATGTTTCAATTTTTATTGCAGCAATTTTAGAAGGAGGCGTATCATTCATTGTAGCTGGCGTTGGTGAAATATTTACACCAGGCCCATTGCTATAAGTACTTGTAACTGTTGGCTCGTTTGATTGACCACTTTTTAAACTTTTTAATCTTGAACAAGAAGGAATTTGAACAACACCTTGCCCAGTTCCAGATGGCCCCCCACCACCAGTTCCTGCTTTTAATTTTGGAGTTTCATTACTTTCTGGATCGACTTTAGCTAATGGAGTAGCTTGAAATTGAGTATTAAATTTTATTACTGGACTACAATCACCACCACCAACAATGTAAGTTGGTATGTTATCATAGTTAGTTTCTCCTTTATCACCTAAACACCAATTTGGTTTCCTGTCTTCTATCATTAAAATTGATGGCTTACCTTTAGAACCATTATCATAAGCAAAATTAAATCCTTTTTTGCTACTTGTTTGAAATCCATTTAAAAGTTCTCTGTAATATTGAAAAAGAGACAATCTGTTTGGATTAAAAACATTAAAAACTCCATTTTTCCCCCCTTGATCAGGCATGAATTCCCATTCCGTAATTGCTTGGTTAGGTTTTGTTGGAATTGTAACGAAAGCTACAGTTGTTAGACCATCTTCTTTTTTATTTTCACAATTAAATTTTGCAAATTTGTCTATTGCACCTTTTAATGCACCTTTTAATTTTTCGCTAAAAACAATGTTATCTAATCTAGATTCTTCAGTTTTTCCAAATCCATCAGTGAATTTAATAGAAACTTTATATACTCCAGCGTCTGATGAAACATTAACTGATTGCATTAGACCATAAATATATGGCCCAGATGTAGTTTCCTTACCGTCACTAATAATTTTGTAACTATTATTATTGTTACTAGTAGCTTTCTGCATTCCGTACTTATCTACAGAATCATTACATCCTCTTATAATCCAACCAATATCAATATAAGCTTTAGCTAATGAGGCATCTCCAGACTCATTTCCCATAATAAATTTATCCCACTTACAACCTTCTTTAGGCACAATAGAAATTAATTTTTTAACATCATCAAAATCACAAGTAACAAGAGTTATATTTCCTTCAAAGCTTGTACCAATAGTCATTTCAAAACTTTGAATATATGAGTTGTTAAATTTATATTCATTGTTACCAGCTGTTGTAACATTTTGACCAAGTGGATCTGCTGTTGAATATGCTTTATCTCCCAAAACAAATAGAACATAAGGAACATAAACACTGTTATCTTTTTTAGTAAAAGGTTCTTTTATTCCACCGCCATTTGTTATGTAATTGAATCCGCTACCGCTTGCACAGGCGTTTAAAACTTCAAAATTATTTTTGTTGTTACAAGGCATTTTATATAGTTCTAGGAACCCTTAAAGTAAGACCTGATTTAAATTCGTAAATATCTTTAATTCCATTAAATTCCATTATGTACCACCAATAATCAACCGTTCCATAAGCTGCGTAAGAAACTAAATCAGGTCTATATTCAGTAGAAGAATTTATTAATACAAATTTGTCACTTGAACTTGCTGATATTGGTTTTCTTTTGTATGTTGAAAAAGTTAATTTATTATTATCACCATAATATAAAACTTTTGAATTTATATATCTACTTGAAAAATCAACAAACCTTTTTGTTGTAATGTCAGGATAAGAAATTTGATTTGCCAATTTATCCTCCTGTTTGTAATATTCTTTTAGTGCCTGGTAAATTAAAAGTTGCATAAACTACTTCAAATGATAATTCAACATCGAATTTTATTGGTAAAAAAGTTGTCTCATCCCACATAACATCAACTGGAAATTTAACATTATAACTTTTTAAAACTGCACATAAAGGATTATCTCCAAGTAGAGATCCACATTTTATGGTTACTAATGGAGGTGGAACCATCAAGGTACTAGTACCTGAATCAGGGTAAACTAAGCTTTCTAAAAATCTTAAATCAAACAAATTTTGCTGAGATTCCTCATCACTTTCACCAAAAAAATGAACGCTCCAACTTATTGATCTTGTGTCACCATGAGAAAAAACTTTTAATGGTGCAGACCTACCGATGCCACTTTCGTCTGAATAATTAGCTTGTTTTTGATCACTAATATCAGGTAAAATTTTCATTTCTAAAGTTGTTTTACCTGATTTAATGTAGCAGTCTGTTAATCTTCTTAATTTACCGTTTACTGTTGCTTTCAATTTATTTCCTTTTATTATTATTATATAGTATGGAATTTACACAAACTAAATTAAAATTTATAGTTACTGGTACTGGTAGATGCGGAACATTGTATTTATCAAAATTATTATCTTTTTGTAATACTTTTTGTGGTCATGAAACTATTTTTGATTATTCTTCATGGAACACAATTCTTCAGAGATTGTTTAATGATAAAAAACTAATTTTAAGTAAAATAGCAAAAGATACCTATGGA